CATAATCTTTAGCATGACCCCAGTCTCTTTTAGCATCTAAATTTCCCAACTCTAAAGGAGCAGATCTCTTACCATTTTTAATTTCCGAAAGAACCTTCGTAGTTTTGCGTGTTACAAAATTTTCTCCACGTCTTGGACTTTCATGATTAAAAAGAATTCCACTACACCCAAAGAGACCATATGCTTCTCTATAATTTTTAAGAATCCAATGTGCATATAATTTTGCTACTCCATATGGAGAACGTGGATGAAATTTAGTGCTTTCTCTTTGAGGAATAGACTGAACTTTACCATACATCTCAGACGTACTTGCCTGATAAAATTTTGTGGTATTAATCATTCCAAGAATTCTCAATGCCTCCAAAAGTCTGGTAACTCCTAATGCATCTACATCTGAAGTATAGAGAGAACTGGAAAATGAAACTTTAACATGACTCTGTGCTGCCAGATTATAAATTTCATCAGGTCTAGTTTCCTGAATAATTGATGTAAGATTAGAAAAATCTGTCATATCCCCATAATGAAGAGTAATGTAAGGATTATTCAAAAGATAATTAATACGATCTGTACCATCAGATGTAGAGTTTCTTCTAATAATACCATGAATACGGTATCCTTTACCCAATAAAAATTCAGTAAGATAAGAACCGTCTTGTCCTGTAATTCCGGTGATAAGTGCTGTTTTCATATCAATTTAATAGTGTACTTGAAAGTCAATAGGTTTTACTTTAATATTGTTATTTGAAATATGATGTTTTAATAAAAGTTCATTACACCAATAACCATCAACTTCATTTGATTGTTTAATTAATTGTCCGATTTGATTGTAAACTCCACAAAATGTATTAATAGCATTAGAAGATCCCATAGCAAACCAATCACTAATCATACCATCAGGTTGATATAAATCTTGATACATGAGGTCATCATCATTTATCACGATGTTCTCTAATTGTAGCACAACATGGGGAGAATAATCAATACGGTTACGAATAACAAGATCATATTCTATACTATTCTCAACAGAATACTGCTCCTTCAAAAGATTTGACATCATAATACTATAAAACATACTATTGGTAGTATCACAAATATATTTTTTTGCAACTTCCAAACCAGAAGGAACTTCTAAAGCCCAAGTATGTGCATGAGTAAAAACTTTATCAGGAAATTCATATTTTCTTGTCCACTTTTTTGGTTTCTCAACCATTATTCTTTTAGGACTATAATATTGAATTAATTTATTGATAGCATTTGGATCTAATCTATGGCTTTCTCTACCGGGTATTATAGAATTAGTACTAAGATTTTCTTCATCAAACCAGGTATGAATAAAAACATCAACATCACTATTGTGCTGAAGAATTGATTGACTTAATTTAGAAAATCCAACATCAACAACTCTTGGTTGTCCAGATAAACATAATGCAATTTTCATATATCTTTCCCATTAACAAAAACTATATCACTCATAGGTTGTCTATTAGTAGGATCTTCCTCATAATTCATAAAATTAAATACTTCAAAATTTTTAGATTCAAAATAATCTATACATTCTTTTCTGTTAGACTCACCTTCAAATCTAGAAATAAAATTAGGACATTCGATACATATAAATTTTGTTCTATTTAAAGTATCATCAGATAAAGATTTTATAATATCTAAGTCCTTACCCTCAGTATCAATTTTTATAAAATGAACTATTCCTTCTGGAAGTTCTTCTTCAATAATAGAATTTAAATTTAAAACATCAACTTCGACAACTTCTTTAATTTTTGTTATCTTATTAATAATTGTTTGAGAATAATAAAATTTATCTTTATCATTCAAATTTGAGGAAAAATTCTCTGGTTGCAATTTACAAAGAGAACTAGTTTGATCATCAGAATTTACAAAGAATTTTTTCTTTGTAGGAGAATCTACATTGTCAACACATATCTGAAAAAATTTATCATAATGATCTTTAACATTATGATCAAAAGGATCAATTCCTATAGCATAAACATCATTTAAATTAAAAATTTTTTCTAACTCAACTAAAAATGATGCTCTTGCGGATCCTACATCAACAACATTAATATTGGCATAATTATTCTTAAGTTCTACAAAAGCAGAATCATTTACACAAGTCATTTAATTTTACCCACATAATCACTACAAATACCAAAACAATTGTAATGCTTCATAACTATATATCCACAATTAATAAACTCAAATAAATTTAACTCAGGCATCACTATAATAGATTTGGAATTATATTTTTCTCCTGGATAAGACCAAATATATTTTTTACTAGTCATAGTGTATGAATCTTTATCATGCCAAAAATAATTATAACCATCAAGATTAGAAGAAAATTGATAGAGTGCCTCAATATTTTTACAATGAATCCACAATTTTTCTTTATGTTTATGTAACCAAGACCAATTAACTAGATATTTTGAATAGTCATGCCCAAGAAAAAATTTTTCAGTGTCATCATCAAATCTAATATCAATTTCAACATCATAACCTTGTAGGATTATATTGTCAATATGTTCAGGATTATTTTCATTTAATAAATTCGGACCATCAATGTTACCACGATGTGCTATCAGTTTCATCCCCTATAGTACTCCAAGAAATAATAAACATAAATTATACCTCAATTAACTGAATATTTATCTGAAGGAATGGATGGCCATCTCACAACAATCAGGTCAGAATCTTCAAGAAATTCCACATTGGAAACTTCATTGGGTTCATAAATCCACATGTCTCCGGCACTCATAAGTTTACCATTTACTTTAAGTTCTCCAGATACAATATAATTTAACTCAGTTGTAACCTTGTGAGTATGTGGAAATGTTTCACATCCTTTTTTATGGTTATGATGTCCTACTTCGAAGAATGGATTTTTAAATAAAGATGGATTAAAATCACCAACAAACCATCCTCCCCTATAATCTTTAATATTAGATTCAATCATTTTTCTAACTCCTGAATACGAATCTGATGACGACCACCGTCAAAAGTATTGTTTGAACAAATCTCTAGATATTTGTCTAAAGTATTGTAATCAATATCTCTTGAGGGAATAGCAAAAAAGTTAGCACAATTATGTCTGATTGACATCTCCATTGCAAACTCATTATAAATCAAAGCAGATCTAATACCTTTATACTTGTTCGCACAAATATTGATACCTTGCCCTGTACGACAGAATCCAAATCCATAGTCACAATCCCTCTCTCCAATTGACTTAACTGCCTGAGCAATATAATCACGATAATCACAATCCTTATTCAGAATAGTTCCAAAGTCAATGTATTCAAGACTGTGCTTATTTAAAATCTGTTTAAAAATTTCTTTTGCTTCAAATCCAGAATGATCAGAACAAATGGCAATGGGTTTATCACCAATGCGACGAATAACATTGTTTTTATAAAAATGAAACTCATCAGGAGTTCCAAAAATATGCATCTTATCTACAGATTGAGTAAGAATTTTCTTACCATCATCAATCAAAAGATTATACAGTGGTGAAATATAAAATTCATTTTTTGTTCTAAGATCACGATCAATCATATCTCGTGCATATTTACAAAAATCAGAACCTTTCTTGAATCCGTATATACCAACACAGGCATTACTACTAATTGCTTTCTTTTCAGCAGTTTTCTTTACATACCCATCATCACCCACATCAGCATAACTATAGTTTATAGAGTTTGATTTGAATGTCAAAAGCATTCCATCAGCATCTATCTCATTCATAATATGAGGATTGAAGACCGGTCTAAACTCAATGTCTAAAGTATGAATAATGAGAGGAGCATCGTTATCAATATATTCTTCGGCATAAAGACAACTACAAACAGAACCATCTGTAAGTTTATCTAAAACAACAATTTCAATATCATCACCAAACTTCTTTCTCAAAAGTTCGTCTATGTGAAAATTATAAATTGTTTCATCACGAACTACAAAAATAAGATTGCATCCTTCATAGTCTAAACAATCTAGAGAGATGTCAATCAAATGTTTGTCTTTGATATTGATCAGTTGTTTGGGAACTTTAAATCCCTCTTTAATAAAACGGCTCCCAAGTCCTGCCATAGGGATAAGAATATTTGGTTTCATATAGAATTTTTAATAATTTCAGTAGTCTTTAAATGTGCAAATTCAATCCAATTATGAATATCTCCCTCACCTTTTAATAATTTATATAAAAAACAGGAAGCAAATATATCACCTGCTCCCAAAACATTTACATCTTTCAGTATCAGATCTTCAGGTAGTTTGTAAAAAAACTCTTTTTCTCCATTAGAAACAATACTACCAGATGCACTATGAAGAATTACCCAACCTTTTGTTTCGGATGTGTAGTCTGATAAATCACTATCAATATCTTCATCAGATATAAAAAGATAATCAATATACTTAAGTAAATTTTTATTTACAGATTTACCAGGACATATATCTGCTGTAATAATTCCATCAAGAGTGGGAATAAAATCATACAGTTTCATCTCATTCAAATAGATAAGATGATGAATTGTAGATGAAAAAATTTTTGCTTTGTGTTGAACTAAACTAAGTTGAACTTTAGAATATCTTTTAGCTGCAGGTTTATCAATATAGATGAGTGCTTGTCCAATGTCAATAGGAGACAATCCAATATCAAGAGTTGAATCAATTTCTAATAATGCCTTCCATACATTTGCCATTGATCCTAAAGTTTTCTTTTCTTTAGTCCCTTCAAGAATAGTATCAATCGTTAAATGTCCGTAAAGAGAAACGTCTTTCATTAAAATTTTTCCTTTAAGTCAAGTTCATAGATCTTGTCTATTACTTTATCATAAGAGAAGCAAGGAAGCAACCCATCTATTTCAAGTGTGTCGAATAGTGTCATAACTACATTTTCACCACCCTTAACTGGCAGAACTTTAGAAACCTGCTTAACACATCTTGGAGAGTCTATAAGACAATATGGATGAAAAACTTTTCTCATAATTCCAATATCAAAAAGATCATCTCCAACATATACAGTTTCTGCATCAGAACATTTATAATCTTCCAAAATTTTTCCAAGATAATTTTTCTTATCACTATGAAAACCCTCTCCACGATTAGCAATCACATGAAGATTTCTATTCTCAAGAATACTAATATTATATGGGTCACCAGTCAAAAATACTACATTAATACCTATTGCACGAAATCTTTTTATTGCAGTCCAATCTTTATCACAAAATGTTTTTAACTTAACTGTTCCCTCACGGTCATAATATTTTATGCCATCTGTCATGACACCATCAACATCAAGAATAAGTAATTTAATCATACTAGTTTTTACAAAAAAATTTTAATTGTTTATTTGACCATTAATCCAATAGTAAGTATAACGAATACCTTCTTTAAGTGTCATTTCATAGTCCCAATCCAACTTCTCACGTATCAAATCATTATTAGAGTTGCGACCACGAACACCCAGAGGTCCATCAAGTTTGTGAGTTTTAGAAACTTCTTTTTCTGCAACTTCGGCAGCAATATCCACAAGTTGATTAATAGTCACCATCTCTTCAGAACCAATGTTCACAGGACCTATAAAGTCACTTTCCATTAGTCTTCTAGTTGCTTCGATGCATTCATCAATGAACAAGAAGGAACGAGTTTGTAACCCATCTCCCCACACCTCGATAGGTCCACCCGACTGCGGGAGCTTAGCAACTTTGCGGCAGATTGCAGCTGGTGCCTTCTCTCTTCCACCGTCCCAAGTTCCTTCAGGTCCAAAAATATTATGATACCTAGCAATCCTAATTGGGATATCATGGTTGCGATTGTAGGCAAGATAGAGACGCTCACTAAAAAGTTTTTCCCATCCGTATTCGGAGTCCGGGTTAGCGGGGTATGCTGATTCTTCACGACAGTCTGGATTATCAGGGTCTAATTGATTATGTTCTGGATACATACATGCCGATCCAGAATAGAAAATTTTAGTTTTATTAACAACATGTTTATAATTAATATTTTTTACTTCTTCTAGAAGATTAAGATTAATTCTTACCGAGTTATGCATGATATCTGCATCATTTTCACCAGTAAAAACAAAACCTGCTCCACCCATATCAGCAGCAAACTGATAAATTTCATCAAAAGGTTCGCAAAACTTATCTGCAATATCTTTATAGAAATTTCCAAGATATCCATTAAACAAAGCACATCGTCTTACAAAAATAACATCTCTTAAATCACCAATAATAAATTCATTCGCTTCCGTTTCAGAAAATTCAGGATGTTTAAGATCTACACCACGAACCCAGTATCCTTCGGAACGAAGTCTCTTTACCATATGACTTCCAATAAATCCACCGGCACCAAGTACAAGTGCAGTTTTTTTATAATCGGACATAATTTTTTTTTTTCAATTCCTAATGTATATATTACTATAGTATCAACAGAAAGTCAATATATTTTACACATTTCAAGAAGTCCCTCGTTAAAATTCATATGCGGAAGATAACCAAGTGAGGAAAGTTTATGATTATCGAGTGTCATATTTTTAACTTGAATATATTCTTGATCTTTGGGAAATGGAATTGATAGTATTTCACTCTTGCTAGAAACTACATCTCTAGCGGTTAAGATAATATCTCTAAAAGATTTAGAATATCCTGTAGAGATATTATAAATTTCGTTCACGTTAGATTGATCTATTAAAAATTTAATAGATCTACAAATATCATCAACAAACATATAATCTTTTTGAAAATCTCCTCCTTCAAATAATTTAATTTCTTTGTTTTGTTTAAGAAGTCCAATCATAAATCCAAGAACATTTTTTCCTGGAGTAATTGTAGGATCTAATCCATAAACATTTCCAATTCTAAAAATTCTATATTTTATATCAAATGTTTTGCAATAAGAAATTAATAATTGTTCTGCACTTCTTTTAGTAATCGAATAGAACCCTGTAGGATTGCAACAGTCATTTTCTTTTGCATATAATACATCATTGCCATAGACAAAACCAGAACTTATAAAGTTAAATGTTATATCCTTCTTCTTGCAATTAGATAAAACATTCATCAATAGAGTTAAATTAGTATCAATATCTACATGCAAATCTTTAAAGATACTTTGATTTGTTGTTGTGCTAATAAAATAAAGGATATCTTTTGTAAGAGGAATTGTATCGTCTCTTGGGACTAAAGTAACTTTGTCAGAATACATTTCACAAAATTTACCTCCAATAAATCCAGTTCCTCCAAATACAGATAAATTAGTCATACTTATGACACTGTTCAAATGATTTTCCTACCTTATCTTTTGTAGACAATATGGGTTCTCGTATATTCACCCAGTCAATATTCAAGATAGGGTCGTCCCATGCAAGAGTTTCTTGATCATCTGGTATATAATAATCAGTGGTTTTGTATGTAACTTCTGTTGTTTCACTCATTACATGAAATCCATGTGCAAACCCAGGTGGGATCCATAGTTGTTTCTCTGGTCGATTTAATGTAACACCTATCCACTTACCAAAAGTTTTCGAAGATTTTCTAAGATCAACAGCAACATCGTAAATAGAACCGGAGATGCATCTTACTAGTTTTCCCTGTGGATATTTAATTTGATAATGCAGTCCACGTAAGACAGATTGTGATGATTTTGAATGATTATCTTGAACAAATTCTATAGGATAATCAACAATGTCACGGAATTGTTTCAAGTTAAATGATTCCATAAAAAAACCACGATCATCTTGAAATAATTTATTTTCAATAATATAAACGTCGTTAAGTTCAGTTTTGATTCGATTCATACCAGTCAATTGTTTTTTTAAGTCCTTCATCAATATTAAATTTTGGTCTCCAATTTAAATCAGCAGAAATTTTATTAATACTAGTTGAGTATCTTCTATCATGTCCTGGCCTATCTTTTACATATTCTATCATACTTTCTTCTTTTCCCATCATAGAAATAATTTTTCTAATTAAATCAATATTATGAAGTTCACATTCTCCTCCAATATTATATTTCTCTCCAATTTTACCCCCCTTCCATACTTCTATTAATGCTTCACAATGATCCTGAACATATAACCAATCTCTAATTTGTTTTCCGTCACCATATACAGGAACATTCTTACCTCTTAAAAGGTTACATATTGTTTGAGGTATAAGTTTTTCTCTATGTTGTCTTGGACCATAATTATTAGAACAGTTTGTAATAACCGTAGGTAAATCATATGTATTATTGAATGCCTTTACAAAGTGATCACTAGATGCTTTTGATGCAGAATATGGATTTCTAGGATCATAATTAGTTTCTTCTGTGAAAGATCCATTTTCTATAGAACCATATACTTCATCAGTAGAAATGTGCATAAACTTTTCAACTTCATATTTTAAAGAAGCCATAAGAAGATTTACAGTTCCAATAATATTTGTCTGAATAAAAGGAGTGCAGTCTTTAATAGAATTATCTACATGACTTTCTGCGGCAAAATGAAAAACATATTTTGGTTTATGTGTAGTAAAAATTTCAAATACTTTATCTTTGTCTGATATATCATATGGAAGTAAAGTTACTTCCTTTGGAACATTATTTAAATTAGAAGCATAAGTTAAACTATCCAAACAAATAATTTCATCATCACAAGAATCAATTAAAGTATTGAGAAAATTACTTCCAATAAAACCTGCTCCACCCGTAACTAAAATTGACATTACTTATACTTCTCCAAAAGTTCTGGGGAATATTGTTCTACAACCTCATCAGTTTGTTCAGACATTTTTACTTTTTCAAATTCATATACTCTATTTCTAATTTCAGTTGAAGAATATGTGTGTCTTCTCAAATGATAATGTATATGAATTCCATTATCAATACAATACTGTTTTCCAGTAACATCTACATCTTTATATTCTTCACTTAAAAATCTAATATTAAATGTTTGAGTTTGAATTAAATTAAGCAAATCTAATTCTGTTTCATATACTAAAATTTCATCCACATATTTACACCCTTGCAATTGAACATATCTTTCGTATATAGATTGTACTGGTTTATTTTTAACTCCAGGTCTATCTATGGTAGGATCCACTTGAAGTGCTACTTTTAAGTAATCACATAATTCTTTTTCCATCTTAAGCATGGTAACATGACCAGCATGGAATAAATCGAAAGAACTACATTGAAATCCTATTTTCATGAGAAAAATTACTTTGTTTATATTATACTAAAAAAGGAGA